AGTCACTTTTAATACTTCACTTTCTTGTAGTATTAAAGGGGCCGTAAGTAGTTCTATTGTTGCATTTGCTGACACTGTTTTTGTCTTAAATACACTAAATACAGCATCTGCTGTATCTGTAATTGTAACTGTTATAGTGTCTGCATTACCAGAGTCTTCTGACACTAGTATTGATTTTACAATAGCAGTTGTAGCAGTTGGAACTGTGTATAATGCTGTAGCACTTGTTGTAGTCAAATCTACTTTTTTATTTAAAAATGTATTAGCCAAAGTAGTAAGCCTCCGCTTCTGCTTCGTCTTTTAAATCTTGTTGAAACGTTGTATTTAATTTTTGCACAATACTATCTACATCTCTAACAAATGATTGTTGTATTTGTTGATCATACTCTTCGTTTGGTTGTGTAAGTGATTGTACAATTCTAGCCATTATCTTCTTCCGTCCGGTTGATAGTCTATTCTAAAAGTACCTAGTTTCCAAAACTGACTTGTGCCTGTGTTATCAATCTTTAATGATATTGATCTAGCTCTAGCACGGGTGTCTATTTTTTGTGTACCACTTGTTAGTGTAAACGGACCAAGTGTAGAACTAGCTTGTGTATCATTTGGAAAATCTCTTAAGTTTAATGTTATTCTTGCATCTCCTGTTTGAGATAAAAAGTCAGGTATAACTCTTCTTATTTTCATCATAAACTCACCATCACCAGCAAGTCCTTGTTGGCCAATATCAAAATCTCCAGATTCAATTGATGCAGTGATTGCAGTAATAGCTCCTTCCTTAACTTGATTTAAACCTGTTTCATGTTCAAAGTATGTAGACACACCATCAGTGCAACCAATAACGTGATTAGTATCTGTTGCAGCAGTTGTACCATCTGCATCATATTCTGTTGCATGTGGTTTACCAAATACAGCAGAATCTTGCCACGCGGTTCTAGCTAATGTGCCAACAGTCCATACTGGTCGCTCGCTGCTTGAATCTAGATAATTGTATGCAACCATTCTATTAACTGTGCCTGATCCAGAGTTAGGGTAGAACCATATAACCTCACCAAACAAATTATTAAGTCCAACATTAATATGTTGTTTAGGAATTGTATTAATATCATCGTAAACATGATCTTCAACTAAACACGGTAGTGATTCTAGTTTACCAGTGTATCTAAAGAAACCATTTTCTGACATCCAATACGCTGTACCATCAACTTCAACAGCTGCATTCTTACCAATCAATCCACAGTTAGTACCAACTTGTTGAAATGAGAATGTAAATGGTGGACCAACAAATCTCATAATAAATAATGCAGTATCAGTCCATACATAGATTGCATCTCTACCTCTTATTGCTCCAACAATTTTAGATCCATCTGAAAGTCTTTGTGTACCCGCAGTGTTAGTAGCAGAAGGTGTATATGTATTAATATCTTCTTGCGAAGAAAATCTTATAAACATTGGATCTTGAGTTGTTGGATCACCAATAGTTGTTTCTGTTCCAAAAAATATTAAGTGTCTATCTGGTGTTGATACCAAACTAAATTCTGATGCAGTAGGTGCACCTGATATAATTGTTGCTCTAGTTTCATTAGCTGCAGTTGGGTTTGAATCCCATTCAAAACTTTCACCACCTGTTATAGTTGCAATAAGTTTGTTACCAAAATTATCTAACGACCATAAACCAGGTGCTGTTACAACGTCACCAGATACAGCCGTATTCCAACCAGCATATCCTGAAGCATCTTGCACTGTATCTCCTGATGAATGTACTGCTGCTGTTGTACCTAACGCTCCTCTTGTTAAACCTGTTAAAGTATTACCACTAACTCCTGTGTAACTAATTAATTCTGAACCTATAATAACTCTTCCCGACGTTGGAAAAGATGATGCACTTGCCATTGTTAAAGTTGTAACTGATGCATTAATTCCTGATGATAAAGTTGATGTAAATACTCCAGACTCTACACCACCCCATGAACCAAGTCCCCAACCTGTAGATGCAACCTCTAAGGCTACTCCAACTGGATAATAATGTTTAACACGAATACCACCAGAAGTAGTTGCACCTGATCCAGATTCGTTTGATGCCATTGTAACGGTTAATGTAGTAGATGTAGGTATAGTTGTAACTTGAAATTTATTATCATTAAAATTTGCAGCTACAAAATTAGAATTAGTAATAGATGAAAAATTATCTAGTAATATAATGTCACCTTTGTTTATATTGTGTGCTGATGAAAAAGTTATGGTAACAATTGCTGATCCATTAGTTGTACTAAACGCACTCGTTAAAGTTGTTGTCGCTTTAATAGGATGTATATCATAAAAGATACCACCAGAATAAGCGTACAATATTCTGTTTGTACCAAGGACTGCATATTTAATTCCTGATGTATTTATAAAATGGTGAATAGCTGTATTACGTCCTGTAATGTTAACTGATCCTAATTGTGACCAACCACCTATTTTCTCTGGATAACCATACCTAAATCTAACATTATCTCCGGTAACCCATTGACCTTCACCTTCAGTAGCTGTAACTTGTTTATTAAATCCAGGTGCAAATTTTACTTTTTGTAACATATAAAAATCCTTAATAAGGCAGGAGATGGTGTGGTGGAATCTCCTGCCATATTATTATATACAATATTATTTAAGTAATTTAAAGCTTTTATACTAATTTTTAAATATCTTAAATTTTGATATTTAATGGTAATCCCAACATTGGTCTATTGTCATATTTATTTTCATCTTTAAATTTTCCATTTAAATTATTATAGTGTAAAAAAACTTGGCAACAATCATTACCTTTAAAAGGCTCTCTCCAATGTTCTAATTCACAACCTTTATAAAATAACATGTCTCCAGCTTGTAAAGATACTTTAATTCCTTTTTGATTTTTTTTACCAGATGGTTCTAAAAATATATCCCAATTATCTCCACCTAAATTTAAAGTTACAGATATTTCACAGCTTGGTCTATCTGTGTGTCTTTTTAATTCATCTCCTTTTTTATAAAATCGAGTATATGAATATGTAGGAACTAATTTTAATTGTGTTTCTTTTTCTAAAATTGGTAGTAATTTTATTAATAAAGTTTCCATAACAAAATCACTATAGCAAGAATATGTATTAGGTATCTGTTGATCGGCCCATGTGCCTAAAAATGAATTTTCATTTACTATTTTATTTTTATACATAAAAAAAACAGCATCTTTTTTTAATTTAATATAATTAAAACAAAAATTAGCTAATTCATAAGATATAGCTTTTTTTAAAACTTTGTATTTAAAACTCATTTAAACTGTTTTCCTGTAACCCAACTAACTAAAGAATTTCTCTCTCCTTTTGTTATAGGTTTTACTTCATGTAATATATATGATGGAAATAATATTAGTGTTCCCTGTTCTTTCTTCATTTCCTTGCCTTTTTCATTTTCGTACAAAATTAATTCTCCACCTTCATATTCTTTAGGGTCAGTGAGTTGTATTGATAATGATAATTTTCTTACTATAAAATTTGATGCTCTATCAATATGTTTTTCGTATTTATCTGATGGTGCTTTATAATTTGTAAACTGTAACCCTTCATTTAAACCAAAAATATCAAATTGAAAAAATCTATTATTTAGATTTAAAACAACATCTGTAATTTTTCTAAATACCCAATCTAAATCATCATTTGAATTTAACCAACAAATTCTGCTTGATCTTATATTTATGTTTTTTATTTCCTCTCCTTTTGTTAAACCTTTCTTTTTTGCAATTTTAATAATTTGATTACATTCTTTTTTAGTAAAAACATTTTCACAATAAGCATAACTGTTAACTTTATCTAAATAAAAATTCCAAGATGGATTGTCAATTTTTTTCATATTTATTTTTTGAGTTCAAACCAACCTGTTATTATATATTTATCTTCATTAATAGTCGTATGACCTTTGTGTGTAAAAGTCCAATCAGCACTCCAAATAAAAGTTAATCCTTTTTCTGGTTTTATTTTTAATTTTTGGTAATACCATTCTGTTTCTCCACCTTCTTTAACATCATTAAGATATGTCATAAAAACTAAATGTCTTTTAGATGATTCTGTACCACTTTTTTCACAATGCCAAGCATGATAACCTTGTGATGGTGTATATTTTTGAATATTAAATCTATTTTCTGTTCCCCATTTTGTAACAATTGTATCACAAAATTTATATTTTTTTTTATATAAATTTACACAATTTAATAACTGTTCAAAATAAAGCTGTAATGATCTATGTTGTGGAATATCAGCTAAAGTTAATTGTAAATCTAAACTATCTTTAATTTTTTTATCCACACCATTATTAGTTTTTCCTAAAATTTTATTGTTAGAATTTTTAAATAATTTTATTAAATCATTACAAATAGATAAATTAGATAAATAGTATCCATCTATAAAGTTATTGTTTTTATTTAATTTATATTTTTCCACACCAAAATTGTTTTTTTATTAAATCAAATCCCATGTTGTTGTTGATTCATTCCAATCATAATAATTACCATTACTAATTTCATCTTCTGTTAATTCTGGTTCTAAAGTAGGTGCTTCCCATAAACAAGTTGTTTCATTTAAAACCCAACTATCATAAGGTTTTGGCGAAATAAAGGCATCTCTGGTTTCATCATATGTATAACCAACACCAGCAAAATTTTTTCTTATATTTCCATTATAAGAAGTTTGTTTCCAAGTAATATTATCTACTTTGTAAGTAGCATTTAAAAATTTCATTCCTTGTGCTTCACTTTCATTTCCATCAACAAGTAATTCATTATTATTTACTTTAATAACTTGTACAACAATATTATCACTATTTATTTTTGCAAAATGTGCCATTATGCTGTGTAAGTCCCCGAACCT